AATCAACATGATAATCTTCAGATATATTTACACCGTGAGCCGCCAGTATTGTCCTGTCCAGGTTAAATCTTTTATACTCGAATGGTCGCCATATATCCTCAACCGATGCTGCTCTTGCTTCATAATTCTCTAAGTTCTCTATCTTAACTTGAACACCGGAATTGGCTTGTGAATCAGACCATCTTGCGACTAAGTGGTTATTCGTCGCAGCGTCTTGAATGATAAACTTTATGGCATTAACGATTTGTCCTAAGTCAGAACCGGGAAGTTTGGATAACGTGCTGCCTTCCGGGAGCATCATTATTTCATCTGTTCCTATCCTAATAGGTTCGTCTTGTTGAATGCCGGTTGCGTACTTCACGCCCAATGTGTCTATCCTTGCAGCAATCAGCATTTCCAGATATAACATGGCCACCGACTCCTGTGCTGATACAAGGTCTAATGCGCCACTCTGCCAATACTCATCGACCAGTTCTGCATCACGCTTGGCAAAGGTCATTGGAATGATACCAAACGGGTTCTCATCCTGATCGAAGATTCTCCCTCTCTCATCGAATCTAAAATGCTGCTCATCTGACCAATATTCGTATATCCTGCTTGTCTTATCATTTAGATTTGCAATAGGATAAAACACAGCAGATTCTTTTGTCTCGCCCTCAAGGAATAACGGATAGAAATACGGCACTAATTCATAGTTTAACCCCTCGTCTGAATAGTGACTCAACAGTCCCATATTCCCGGTAAGGAACGTCATCTTTTCCATTTGCCGCATCTTCGCATCAACATCCCTCGGTAGTTCCTCAACGTACTTATCGTTGTGGCGCATAGGTTGGTCTTTATATACCAAACTTCTTGCCGATACCATACGCTTCACAAAGTTAGGCAATGCGGGCGGCAGTTTTATTCCACTCTGGAAATATGGCTCGATATATTGAGCATAATCCCCCTCGTAATAGTCTATTGACTTCATACGTCTTTTTAAATTCTTGTCGTCAGCGTGACCGATTACACTTTTAATCGACCTCATGACCGTGTCGGTAGATAAATCTTTAATTATCATGCTTGTCCCTGTTTGTACATTCTCATAGACTGGGTTGTCATCATACCATTCAATAATGTCTCGTTTAAATCGTTCATGTCATTCAGCATAGTTTGTCGCCCTTTGTTGTAATAATAAAACAGAATGAGACATATCACATTGAGCGATAATGATACCCCCAGTAAGAAATAAATCACGCCATCCATCCTTGATATGTTACCTTGCGTTCTCTCAACGGCATTAGATACGAAACGGCATAACCCAGAGCATCCCCACTATGCGTTTGAACAGGATCACGTTTGTCAATGTCTCCATTGCGCCATACGTTTTGTTCCATATCCATAAGTAAAGTCGGACAATTCTCCATCGTCAGTCTGCCTTCTCTTAATAGTTTATTGACCGCATTCACTCGGTCTTTTACTCGTGGATTGACTCTTGGCGCTAATACTTTAAAGCCTGCGGTTCTTAAAATATCGTGATCTGTTTGAACCGATGAAGTTTTCCTCGCTGATCCTGTGCTATCTGGAAAGGTCTTAATACCGGGATATTGTTCTTTTAGTCTTTCAGCTAAATCCCACGTGCCGGCATTCTTTAGTCTTATTTCAGACTCAACGTGTATTTCATTCTTATTATATCTGAATATGATTCCACTTAACGCATCCACATTGAAATCAATTCCGCATCCGACTTCCCATCCATCTAAGTCATTACGACTAATTAAGTGACGTTCACGGTTAAACTCGTTATATACCCGCCCTTGAGTTAGGTTAACAAACTTACCATGCACATACGCATCAATCTGTTCTTTTGAATAGGCCTGTAATAGGCTCTGTTTATAATCATCTGGGAGATAAGGGTTGTCTAATGTGGAAGCCTGGATAACGCCAATATCCATATCTGGATCATTAGCTAATGTGAATCCCCAGTTCAACTGCTCTGGCGTTCCTGTAAGATATATCTGCGACTTCTTGGCTTCTGGATGGCGTACGCGGGCGATCATCTGCTCAAATACCTCACGCTTTTGTATAAATGGTTCATCTATAACCGCCCATCCAATATTCGGACCACGTAAGGAATCCGGCTTATCTCCAGATCCAAGCCATATCTTGCCGCCCCAATTATGGAAGATGAACTCGCTTCGTTGTTGGTTGTATGTATAATCAAGCCCGGCACGGTTACACAACTCCTTGAGCGTGACGATTATCGTCTTGACCGCTAATTGATGTGAAGGCGATATGTACATCCCCGGAACAGGAGCGTTCAAATAGCTCATGTACAGGGATTTCAATGCCCCGATATAAGTCTTGCCCGAACCGTAACCGCCAATCAATAGGACAATTCGGTTGGGCATATCCCAGAATTGCCGTTGATGTTTGAGCATCTTGTCTTTTTTTATTTTGAACTTCACTCAATTACAATCTCGTCCTTCGTTACGTGCTGCTCTACTCTTTCCAATGCCTTCCCCTCTGTTCTATCTGCAATGAACTGTACCGCCCAGGGCTTCCCCTCTAATGCGAATGAAAATACCATATACATAATTACATCGAGTTTACTCTTGCCATCTACCGTGCCATCTTCTTCGCCGATCTTGCGAAGTATATCGGGAATGGATTGAATGCCTTTAGGTCTGCCGTTTGGATTGCCAGATACGCCCGGCTTGAATTGCCCATTGACTTCCCTGTTATTTCCTGATACATCAGGCACTTGCTGTTTCAATTCTTTCTGCTTGTTTACCAGTATATTCTTCCCAACGCTTTACAATTACATCGCAATAATGTGGATCAATCTCCATCCCATAACACTTACGATTAGTCTTTTCACAGGCGATTAGTGTTGTCCCAGAACCACAAAATGGTTCATAGATATTTTGATTATGTTTACTGTGATAATTAACGAGAGTTGTATATAATTCAATTGGTTTTATGGTTGGATGATCAACATTTCTTGCTGGTTTATCAAATTCAAATACAGTTGATTGATTACTTGGAACATTGAAATATGAATTTTTATATTTCTTTTTTCTGAATATCAATATAGGCTCGTGTTTTGGTTGATACCTTCTGCTCATTATAAAAGCAAAATGATGTTTTACCCATACACAATCATAAAGCAGCTCCCACTCTTTTGTCATATCCGATAATAAATGAAAATGTTTATTTACTGGATAACTCATTACTAACACATCAGATGGAATTATATTAATAAATTTTAGCACATCTTCTGCCGGTGGATCCTTATATGTATCACCTCTTTCTGCTCTTGTTGGCTCATCTTTTCGTCTTTTTAGGTTCTCGTAATTAACTGAATATGGTGGATCAGTAATACAACTTATAGCCTTATTGCCATCCATTAATTTATCAACATCTTCCTTCTTTGTCGCATCCCCGCATAATACTCGATGTTCACCTAATAGCCATATATCGCCTTGTTTTGTTATGGCTTCTTCTACTTCGGGGATCTCATCATCATCTATTAAACCTTGTTCTGGTTCATCTTCATAGAATTGCAGATCGTCGTTCGTAAATCCCCACTCCGTCAATTCCCCAACGTCAAAATGGTTAGCTAACGCATCCCAATCCCATTGTCCGGTATTCTTATTGAGCCGGATATTTAATTCGCGTTCTTTTTCTGGCGTTAGTTCCACCTCTACACATGAAACGCTTTTATATCCGAGTTCTTTGGCTATCTTTAAACGCTGATGCCCGCCAACTAATATATTCTTGCGTTCTTTGTGGATGTTTACAATTAAAGGATCGACCAGACCGAAGCGGGTAATTGAGTCTTTTAAATCTTGGTGTTGGTCTTTAGTGAGTTCTCTGGGATTATATTCCGCAAAGATTAGATCACTTATAGAATATTGCGCTGTTGTGATGTGTCCGTTATTTTGGGCCATGTTTGCCATAGTCTGTGTCATGGAATCCTGATCCTTTGAGAATAAACGCAGCCGGTGTTATTACCTTGCTCGTTCTGAATGAGTCGCACTTCGGACATTGTTCATCTGATTCATCGTCCATAGGTCGGAGTGTTTCCCATACCCATAGACAATGATTGCATTTGAAGTCGTATCGTATCATTTAACCGGTTAGATGAACGCTTATTTTCCTGTCTTTCGGCCTGTTCTTCGGTATTCCGAATGCCGAGTGAGGCAACAAGTCGCCCCTCTATATATAAGGTAAAAGGTAAACTTTTTACATTGTAGATTCTTCTAAAGCCTTATCGCCCTTGAGTTTACAGCGTTTCCACGCCATTTTTAAAGTGGCTTCAGATTTATTTAACAGTTCAGACGTTTCCTTGAATGTGCATTTTCTTATTTGGTGGTGATAATATACTTTCCGTTCAAGATCTGTCATTAAATAAAAGAGAGTAGCCCCCAAATTTAAAAACTTTAGATTAGTTATGGCTTGGTCAGCGAGTTCCTCTATTTCTCGTGATCTTATATCAAAAGCGTTTTCTTTTTTTTCACCGTTGCACAAGTCGCAAACAAGAGGTATATCATTACATTTCGGACAAGGCTCGTAACTTGGTTCAATCATTGTGATCCATTCTATTTTTTATCTTATCATACAGACCATATCCATCAATATATTTGTCATAATAATCCAAATCTTTTATTACGACAGATGAATGTGACCCTTCAACCGGCAAATTAGTTTCTGGTCTTAAATAACAGTCTTTACATTGGGATTTTAGTTTCCGGGGTTCTTTGGTATAGCAATCAAAATCACGATTCGCCTTTTGGATCTTGCAT